GGGTTTGAGGTGGTGAGCTTCAAACCCCGCTTTGTATTTTGGCTTTTGAGCAATTCTTTTGTGTTTTGAGCAATCCTCTTTAAAAGTTCACTTTAAGACTATTGAAATGAGCATTAGAGCGCACATCGCAAAAAGGCTTTAAAACCGCTTTAAACCTTTAAATCAATCTCCGATGTCTTTGGCGATGTGAACTACCTGACCAACCACATCAAACTGGTGCTGTTCATGCTTTGGAATATCCAGCTTGTCATATATAGGGTTGTCGCTTATCAGTCGCCATGTTCCTAACATTGACTGGTACCGCTTCACAAAAAGCTCATCACCATTCCTGAAAATATAGATGTGTCCATCTTGCGGCTTGTTCCTAGCCATGTGAACTACAAGCGTGTCATTGTTGTGGATCGTGGGCTCCATGCTGTCGCCCTTTGCCCACACGATCGCTAAATCCTTTTCGTTGAACCCTCTATAGTTCAGCCACTTACGGCGAAATGCCAGATACCGAGTCGGCTCCATATTCTCTGGGTTAAGCGCGCCGTGACCTGCTGAAACCTGTATTCGATAGCCAGGTATCATCACGAACTCATCCATGGGGATGCTATAAAAGGCAGATGGCTCACTAACTGAATAATCGGTTGTGGCTCCTGAACATAGCCATTCAAGTGGTTTGTTGCTGATTTCTGATATCAGCGCGAGCTTATCTAAGGATGGGAATGTTTTTCCGCCTAGATAATTGCGCACAACCGCCTCGGATAGTCCACATTTCTTCGCAAAGCTGCGAATTGAAATATCCCCAATAGCTTCCTTTAGCCTTTCGGGGAATCGCATTATTCCTTTGATTTCAAAAATGTGATCCGCATTTTTGTCTTTTCCTGCCGCATTTTTGTTGTAAGTGTCTGACATTAAACATTTTCTCTCTATTTATTTTAATTCGCACCTGTCGAAAGAAAAATGCGCAATGATATTGACGTGCGCATTTTTCTGATCAATTATGTGTTACACGAAAGCGCAAATGTTTTGAGTTGCGCATATATGTAACACATGAGGTTATCACGATGGATAGATTTGATCGAGATTGGCACAAGGCAGATATCAAAGCGGCTTTGGAAAAGGCAGGAACTAACTACGAAAAGTTAGCCGAAGAGCACGGCATTGCAGGTTCAACTCTCCGCAATGCACTGCGTTTCAAGTATCCAAAATGTGAGCGCATCATTGCGCAGAAAATTGGTGTGGAGCCTGAGGTTATTTGGCCTTCACGTTACACCAAAGAATGTGCGTGAGAGGTAGCCATATGTGGGTTACAGCAAAAGAATGCGCAGGCGTTGGTGGATTTCCAACAGATAAAAACAACGCAAGAAATAGATTGGTGAAGCTGGCTTCTGGTCAGCCAGACATGCAAAGAAAAAGAGAAGGTACTAAAGCCTTTGAATTTCACATCAGCATCTTACCTCCTCAAACACAAGCCGCCCTCCTAAAGAAAACGGGCAAGGTCAAAGTTGGTGAGCAAGTCATCAACCTGCCAAAAGCAAAGGCAGAGAAAACCTATTGTCGCGAATCGCTGTGGGCATCGTGGGGTAAAACCAACGACAAAACCAAGCAGAAAGCACATCAGGCCTTGCGCTGCGTTCAAGCAGTGAAAGCGTTGGAACAAAACGGCATCAACCGCATGCACGCATACCAAACCGTGTGTGATGAATACGGAATCCCACTTTCAACGCTGCGCCGTCACGTTGCCAAAGTGAAAGACATTGACGAATGCGACTGGCTACCTGCGCTGCTCACCAAGCACTTTGAAACCGCGCAACTGCGCAAGGTGGAGCACTTTGCCCACATCACGCCAGAGGCTTGGGAGTTCTTCAAAGGTGATTACCTTCGCCTAGAGCGCCCAACCATGAGCGTGTGCTACGAGCGCCTAAAGAAAGTGGCAGTGCAAAACGGCTGGGCAATCCCAAGCCTGAAAAGCCTCAGCCGCCGACTAGAAGCCGAAGTGCCTATCCAAGCGCGCGTCATGCTGCGCGAAGGTGAGCACGCCTTGCACCAAATGTTTCCGCCGCAAGAGCGCAGCGTGCTTGAGCTGCATGCCCTCGAATGGATTAACGGAGACGGCTACCAACACAACGTGTTTGTGCGTTGGTTCAATGGCGAAATCGTGCGCCCTAAAACATGGTTCTGGGCTGATGTTTACAGCCGCAAGATTCTGGGTTGGCGCTGTGATCTCAGCGAAAACACAGACAGCATCCGCCTTAGCTTTATGGATGTGATCGAGCGCTACGGCATACCCAAGCACATCACCATTGATAACACCCGTGCGGCGGCAAACAAGTGGATGACGGGCGGCGTGCCGAATCGTTACCGCTTCAAAGTAAAGCCAGACGACCCTAAAGGCCTGATGACCATGTTAGTCGGTGAGCGAAACATCCACTGGACAAGCGTGATCCTCGGTAAAGGTCATGGTCAGGCAAAGCCCATCGAGCGTGCGTTTGGTGTGGGTGGCCTTGAAGAGTACATCGACAAACAACCGATTAACGAAGGCGCTTATACAGGCCCGAACCCAATGGCGAAGCCTGAGAACTACGGCGACAAAGCCATTGATGCGGATGCGTTCCTAAAGTCCATCGCTCTCGGTGTGGAAATGTTCAACCAAAAGAGCAACCGCAATAACGAAGTGTGTCGCGGCTTTATGAGCTACGAAGAAGCGTTTAACGCCAGCTACCAAAGTGCGCCGATTAAAAAGGCCACCAAAGAGCAGTTGCAAATGCTGATGCTATCGGCGGAAGCCTGTCGCGTATCGCGCCACGGCACCATCACGCTCGATGCGGGTGGCACGTTGGCAGGTCGCAAAAACCGCTACTTCAACGAAGTAATGATGAACTACATCGACCAAAAACTGGTGGCACGTTTTGACCCTATCAAGCTGCACGAGTCGGTAGAGATCTACACCCTAAACGGTGTTTACCTCTGCACTGCTGAGTGCGTTGAAAAGGTTGGCTTCGGCGATACCCAAGCCGCGAGAGAGCACAAACGCAAGCGCACCCAGTTTACCAAAGCGAACAAAGCCGCCGCCCAAGCGCAGCGTGAAATGAGCGCATTGGAAGTGGCCGCGATGATGCCAGAGCCAGAAGAAGAAGTGATCCCAGAAGCAAAAGTGGTCGAGGTGTATCGCCCTGTCGCTATCGGAAACACCGCCGCCGCGATTCGCCAGCAAGAGCAAATCGAAACGGAAGAAGATTTGGAAGCGAACTACCAAGCCAGCGTTGCCAGCCTGATGGCTCAACGCCTGAAAAACCGACTTTAAACCACCGCTAAACGGAGATAAAACCCATGAAAAACGTCGTTGCCTTACAGAAGGCGGAAGTCAAGAACACCACAGTGGTGATGGATATTAGCGCCTTGATTGAAGCGAAAGCCGTCACGGGTGCGCAAATCGCCAAAGAGATCAGCGTATCTCCTGCCACGCTAAGCCAAATCATGAAAGGCACCTACGCGGCAGACCCAAGCAACGTGATCGATAAGTTGGAAAAGTGGCTGCGCATGCGTGAACAGCGCCAGTCCACCCCGAACGTCAACCCCGGCTTTGTCATGACAGAGACGGCCAAACAAATCATGGCTGATCTGACTTACGCGCAAATCACCGAATCCTTCGCCGTTATCTTTGGTGCAAGTGGTGTCGGCAAAACCGAAACCGCGCGTGAATACCAACGCAGCAACAACAATGTGTGGATGATTACCGCAAGCCCAAGCCGCGCAAGCCTGACTGAGTGCCTGTATGAACTCGCGATGGAACTCGGCCTAGACCAAGCGCCACGCCGCAAGGGGCCACTGTCACGCGTTATTCGCCAGCGCCTGCTTAACAGTGAGGGCCTAGTGATCATTGATGAGTCAGACCACCTTGATTACCCAACCCTAGAAGAGCTGCGCATTCTGCAAGAAGAGACAGGCATCGGCATGGCACTGCTCGGCAACAACAAGGTGTACACGCAACTGACAGGCGGACGCCGCAATGAAGACTTTGCACGCCTGTTCTCACGCATCGCCAAGAAGCGCGGCATTCACAAAGCCAAGAAGTCAGACGTGAAAGCCATCGCGCAAGCATGGAACGTCATGGGTGAAGAAGAACAAGCGCTGATGCAGCAAGTCAGCGAGCGCCCAGGTGCGCTGCGTCTGCTCACCAAAACCCTAAAGCTCTCTGTGATGTACGCCAACGGCAAGGCGATGGATACCACCTTGCTGCGCAAAGCCTTCGCAGAACTAACAGCCAACGAGTGAGGTTCATATGGCCAGCAAACGAGCGAAAAAATACGTCTATCGCGGCGCGGTTGGTTTAACAGCAATCGCCCGTGAATACGGAAATGGAATGCTACCGCAAACACTAAGACAACGCGTTTGTCGCATGGGGCTAAGCATAGAAGAAGCACTAGGTATTGAGCTGCTAATAGGTGTGCGCAAACCAGATTTACTGCACCCACTTTGGAAACTGGCGCTAGGCATGGCGGCATAAGGAAACGTGATGAGCAATATCAAGAATGAGTACCAAGGGGCCAAAGGCCTGAGAGCTATCTCTGAGCTAACGGGGATCCCTAAGCCAACTCTACATCAACGCATCTATCGGTTGGGTATGACGGTTGAAGAAGCGGTTAATCATCAGAAAGGCATTTATGTGAAAAAAAAGCAGCATGAATACCAAGGCATCGTTGGATTGGCTGCGATTTCTCGTCAATACGGAGTGCCGCTACGAACGCTTTATTCCCGAGTTATCAGCCAAGGAATGACAGTTGAAGAAGCGGTGAATAAGCCAATCAGAAGAGGGCTTAATCTCTTGGCGAAAAGGGCAGCACAGCCAAAGACTCAACCAGAGCCACAGGCAAGCGTGAAAGCAAGTAAGGCTGAATCGGTAAAGCCTGATCTGATTAATCCACTTTGGAAGCTCGCGCTAGGCATATCAGCATAGGACAACAACATGAACAAACATGAAACCTTACTCAAAGCGGTTGGCCGCTTGAACTTCCACCACTGCTTTGTGCTGCGCACCAACAGCGTAACCAAAATGCCAGTGATTGAAATCGCTAACCCTTACGGCGCTATCGCTCAGCGGCTTATGCGTGATGCCGTGGAAGTCACCGAACTGCGCCACGGCACGCTCAATAAAATGTATGTCACCAAGTTCTGCGGGTGCCTCGTTCGCTGGTGGTCAAGCGAGTGCCAGCAGTATGTCGGTAACACAGTGATCAATTCACAAGAGAACCAGCACGAGAAACTCTCGTTCTGGAAAACATTGCAAATACTACGGAGTTGGAAATATGGCAAAGCTCACTCTTACGTTTAAGCAGGAAGAGGATCCGCACGGAGAACCCTCCGTTCTTGTCCAGTGGCAAATCGAAAACTGCGAAGACGAAACCATGGGACTGCTTGCAGAAGCAGTGAAAGACAAACTGTACCAAGACTTAAAACACGTATTTGACAAAGCTAACGGAGTTCAAAATGCAATCCACTAACCCACAAGCAGGCTTTCGCACTAACAACCTTGGTCACTTGGTGCCTGAGAGCCAAATCAAAGAGATCGACAAACTGCGTGATGAAGTCGTGCTCGATATCGTTGCCAAAGCGAAAGCCACACAGCAGGCCATGGCCGCATTCAAAAGCGAAGCAATGGCACAGGTCGCCGACTTTGTAGACCTTTCCGCCGAAGAGTTTGATGTGAAGTACGGCGGCGTGAAGGGTAACGTCACCCTCGTCTCGTTCGATGGTAAGTACAAAATCCAGCGCAGCATTGGTGAGCATCGAATCTTTGATGAACGCATTCAAGCGGCCAAAGCCAAGATTGACGAGTGCATTACGCGCTGGTCGGAAGGCTCAAGCGATCAAATCAAAGCCTTGGTTGAGCTTGCATTCCGCGTCAACAAACAAGGCCACATCGACGTTAACCAAGTGCTGAGCCTGCGCCAGCTCAACATCGATGACAAAGACTGGATCGAAGCGATGGACGCCATTGCAGACTCCATCAAAGTGGTGGGTAAAACCCCTTACCTGCGCATCTATGAGCGCGATTCAAACGGCGGTTATAAACAGATCGCACTCGATATCGCCAAGCTCTAAAGGTGCCGTATGGGGATTCTGCTCACAACCCAATACGGTGAAGTGGTACTGAGCCGCCATGCAGTGGATCGCTGGCGGCAAAGAACTGAGCGCAGTCTCCCTGAGTTAGTCGCGGCGGTCGCCACAGCGCGCCGCCCATCGAAAAGGGAATTGCGAAAAATACAACAGCGTGACGGCTTCCAACCCAAGCGAATACTGGAATGCGAACACGCTTACTTCATCATCGAGAACCAAGTGATCGTCACGGTTTATCACAAGAAGAAGGAAATCAACCATGCATAACGAACTGCAACGCCCATTCACTTCAGTTCACTCACGTAGCGCGATTGAGCGCAAAATTGAAATGGCTGAAACCTTGATTGAACAAGAACAGAAAGGCACCGCCTTTCCTGATAGCACCTTTGAAGATGGCTATATCGCCGCGCTTAACTTTGTGCTCAATCGCGAAGGTTCAAACGTTCGCGAAGAGTTTGAAGGGTTAATGGAGGAGTTGAAATCCCGTGGAGAAGCCGCTTGATGTTCACACCGAAAGCAAGGCGGAAGAGCTGATCGAGTATCTGATGTACTTCGGGCGCTGGACAAGAGAACAGGCCATCGCCCACGCCGACAAACACTGTGGAGAGTGGCGCACTACGCCAGTACCACAAGCCAAACACTTTGAATCCATCGCCAGCGATGAAGAGGAAATAGAAGAATGAGCGAACTAAAAAGCCAATCCATCACAAAAGAGATGTGGCAGCAAATTGAAAAAGAAATGTCAGATGGCTGGGTAAACATCGTTTTTGCCTATAAAGGCCATGAACTGACGGTTAACCGCGTGCGCGTGTCTGAATCGAAAACGTGTCTGCAAGTGTATATCGATGGGTTCATCAAAGGTGAATGGGTTAGCTTCAGCGGTGATAAAGGTTTCAGTGATAAAGCACCTGCGATCCTGCCTGACGTTTGGGGTAAGAAAACTAGGGCGAAATACAACAGAAGGTTCAAGGAGACAATGACCAGAATATGGGGCAAGCGTGGAGTTAAAAGAGAATACCCAGACCTTGATGATTCATTGGTATTTCATATCCCAAACTTCTCCAAAGCTTCAGTGCTCTGTCGCCAGTATAAAAAGCTTGAAGGCATTGAGTTGGTCAGCGCGCACTTTGTGAAAGCGGAGGGGCTATGAAACTCTGCCGCTGCCCGATTTGCCACAGCAACATCACCCTTGATGCGCTGATTGCCGATGATGCAGGCCGCGAGCTGCTAAGCCTAGTCGCCCAACTGCCGGACTTTGTAGCGCGCCCAATGATGGGTTACATCAGCCTGTTTCGCCCTGCAAAGTCTGACCTTTCCAACAGCCGCGCCCTGCGGCTGATTGGTGAAGTGTTGGAGCTGTACAAGGCCGATCATTTACTTGCAAGCGCGCTGATTGAATGCACCACCAAGCTGCGCGAAAAGCGCCAACAGCATGGTGATTCAAAGCCACTGGCAAACCACAACTACCTCAAGAGTGTTTATAAAACCTTGGCGGTACGCAACAACGTGGCGGTGAGTGAGCCAACCGCAAACAGCGAAAAGGCCGAGCCACCAAGAGAAGACGTCAGCGCGTGGTACGTAGAGCGCGCAAACCAAATGCTCGCCCAAGGCAAAGACCCACTCGGCGAGAAAAGCCCCATCGCAGCCAAGCTGCGTGAACTTGGATGGAAAGCGTAGCGAAACAAGCAAGGTTCGCCTTGCTTGTCTGCCTAGCGTGGTTGCTAGGCACTGATGAGCAGCCAAGGGAGTTTTTATTATGTTCGGTGAATACACGCCACTAATGAAAGCAGGATTATTGCAACGCCGTATTGCAACGGGAAAGGCGCGCCTTTGTCCTGAGCTGGGGCTTGAAAAGTGGTGTCCGCACTGCACTGAGTTCTGGCCGCAAGATACGCTGTTTTGGTCGCCCTCATCGCGTGAAGCGGATGGCCTGCAAACTTGGTGCAAAGCTTGTCAGCTCGAATACAAGAACAGTCGCAAAGCGGCTTAGTAAATGGTGGAATAATCATGATACATATGTGGGTGCCTATTGCTGATGAACTTCCTGAGGATGGTCAGGATTGTAAAATAATGTTTAAAGATGAAACTGAGTCAACAGCAACGTACTGGTCTGGACTTGGAATCTTTTGTCTCACAGGGGTGTTAACTTCATTTGGCGGGCAAGAGGTTACGCACTGGATGCCAAATAATTAAGGGTAGAGAAATGTCCAAGCTCCTTAAACTTGTACAAATCGGTAAGCGCGAATTGCAACTCAGCGATGAAGCTTATCGAGATTTGCTAGAGGAAGTCACAGGCCAGCGCAGTTCGCGCGGCCTGAACGATTTCAAGCTCAGAAAAATGGTGGATAGAATGAAGTCGCTCGGCTTTGTTCCGCAAACCAAAAGCACGCAACCACAGGCTAAGGCCACCAAGCCAAGAGCGTTAGAGGTCACCAAGCTACGCGCAATTTGGATTACCATGCACAAGCAAGGCTTCGTGAAGAACGGCAGTGATGCAGCGTTGGATGCTTACGTAAAGCGCATGACCAGTATCACCAATGGCGGCAAAGGCATTGAGCGTGCAGCGTGGCTGAAATCAGAAGAGGCTTATGTTGTGCTTGAGTCTCTAAAGCGTTGGCACTACCGTTTGATGTCGGAGGCTATTGTTGCGGCGGGTGGTCGCATTCCATCTAATGACAACTGCACAGGCCCGGCGGGTTATGATAAGTTGGCGTATTATTATCAGCATGATTTTATGCGTTGGTTAGAAAAGAAAAAGGAACAACAAAATGACTATATATGAAATATTAATCTCTATCATCGTTGGTTTGATTGGTGCTATCCCTCTGTTTAAGTTAGGTGGGAAAGTTGGCGCTGATATTGGCGGCGGTGGCTTTGCTCTGTTGGTATTGCTGCCTATTATTCAGCTGCCTTTTCTCTATTACATCGCCTTTAAAAAGGCAGGCGACTCAGTAAAGAAAGAGATGGTGATCTCTGAAGAGGATAAGCAAAAAAATGCACAGGCTTGGAAAAGCTAAAACATGCCCCGCGCTGATCGCCTCAGTTACACTACAAACACCTAGCATTGCGGGGTGTTTTTGTATGTGGAGGAGACGATGAACAAAGCAGCCAATCAAGAAGAGAACTTTGATATGTTCGGGTTTGAGGGCGTATCACTGGCCGATATCGACAAACTGCTGGATGATGAAGAAAGCAAAGTGCGTTGGCCTGAGATGATGTTAACCATCTTTGAATCACTGAAAGATGAATGCAGCAAGCTGGGGCTAGATGAAATAGTTGCACTGGTGCTGCTTGCGCGCTTGTGCAAAGATACAGGCGGTTTGCAATATTACTTCCCTAAAGGTGAGCAGCTTGAGCATCAGTTACGATGCATGTATATTTGGCGTGAATTTAACGGGCAGAACGTGCCTGAGTTAGCGATCAAGTACAACTTATCCACTCAAAACATCTACGCGGCCATCCGTAGAATGCGCAACCTAGAAGTGAGGAAGCGTCAGCACCAACTGTTCTAATGTTGAGCAACTGTCGTTAATTCATAAACTCACCCCACAAAAAGCACAATCAATTCAACAAATGTCTGAACGGGTTGTGCTTTTATGTTTACCGAATTCCCCTTTTCTACCGCTGGCTACTCGCCTGAATTTTGCCATGCTGTGCTGTTCGTGCTGACTGCTGAAGGCGGTTTGCGTGATGATGGCGGCTACGTTAACGACCCAACAGACAAGGGCGGCGAAACGAAATACGGCATCAGCAAGCGCGCTTTCCCTAATGTCGATATCAAATCACTCACCATGGATGACGCGGTGAAGATTTACCACGACAACTACTGGAAGCCTGCGTTCTGTGATGAATGGGCAGGCCCTGTCGCGCTGCTAACGTTTGATAGTGCAGTACAACACGGCGTGAAGCCTGCCATTAAAATGCTGCAAGAGTGCGCCGGAGTGGCTGACGATGGCCTAGTGGGCAAAAACACTCGCGCCGCCGTTCACGCTTGTGATGTGGAATACCTCGCCGCCCGTTACGTTCTGCGCCGCTCTCTATATTACGCACGCATCATCAAGAACAATCCAAGCCAAGTGCGCTTTATTGAAGGCTGGCATAACCGCCTAGTGCATTTGCTGAATGCGGCATGGGAATGCCAGTAATGAAGCGCCAAAAGAACTCAGAGTTCGCTTATGCCAAGGGGCGCGAAATGCGCCTTGCGGCTGAGTTGCAGCGTTATCAATTAACAGGCTCTGCGGCAATGGGTCCTCTGGAGCGCAAATTTTTCTTCTCACACGATGCCACGCTACAAAGCTTTTTCAATAAAGGCTGGAGCAGCGTCACCGCGTGTGAGGTTCGATTGCACCTAGGCATTGATAAGCCTGAATCCGGTGCTGACCTACTTTCACAAATTCGGAGATTCAGAGAATGCCTATCGCAATCCCAGCGCTAGCGGCGCTCGCCCTTGAAGTGGGGCCTTCGGTCATCCGTGGTATTTCAAGCTTGTTCGGCGGCAATGACACCGCCAGTAAAGTGGCCGATGCAGTAGAAGCCGTTGATGGCGCATTGGGCATGAACAAAGGGCAAAAGCAAATCGCCTTAACCCGTGAGCTGCAAAGCTTTCCGCCAGAAGCCTTGGTGGATCTGGAACGCATCAAGGTGGAGATGGAGCGAGAAATCACCCGCCGCCAAGAGCTTGCGCTGCAGGACAAGCAAGCCGAACACCACGAAACGCAAGAAACAATTCGCGCAGGCGACAAAGCTGAAGACCCATACATTCGCAAAACTCGCCCACTGATGGCGCGCCAATCTCTCTGGGCTACGGTTCTTTACTGCTTTGTTTTTGAGTTTCTAAAAGCGAAAGGCATGGGAACAGGGGCAGACCCCTATATCGCGGGTTTGCTTTCGGCACCTGCGTGGACTTACTTAGGCTTGCGTACTTTGGATGGTTTCGCACCTTATCCCAAAGGCAGCGGCCACAAAGCCACCTCCGCCGTGGTGGATGCCATTAAGGGGCGTCAATGAGCGATCTGTTTGATAAAGCCCAAGAGCGTGATCAGGAATTCCTTGCCTTAGCCTTAAGCAACCATCACGCAGCACGGCGCAATATGATTCAAGAGCAGCCAGATGAAGATGAAGAAGGCAATCGCTACTGCCTCAGCTGTGGTAGCGAAATACCCAAAAGAAGAATAGAAGCTCAGCCTGAGGCTGTGCGGTGCGTCAGTTGTCAGTCTAGAAAGGAGCCACATTGATGGATTTATTTGTGAAGTATTTCTCTATCGCGTGGACGGTCTTTTCATCCCTCGTCATGGTTGGCTTGGTTCTGCTTTCCAAAACCTATGCCAAGCGTGAAGACCTAGCGAAAGTGGAAAAGAAAGTGGATGACTTAAAAGCGCATGTAGACAACCTCCCGACTCAGCAGCAAGTCACAGAGTTGCTGGTTGAGCTAGCCAATACACGGGGTGAGATGAGAGAGCTAAAAGCAAAGATTCAGCCTGTCGAGCATCTTGCCCACCTCCTTTTAGAACAACGTTTAAAAGATGATAAGTAGAGGTTTACATGTCATTTAAAGAGCTTTTAACCGAAGACCAGCGACTGGTTATTTTGCGCTCTCTGCATGAGATGCATGGCTATGAAGCAAACGAGTCGATCATTGATTCGTGTCTTGATGCTTACGGCCACAAAATCAGCCGCGATGTAGTTCGCACCCATTTGTTTTGGTTGCAAGAGCAAGGCCTAGTGTCACTGCGTGATGTGGGCGATTGCCAAATTGCGCGCCTCACTGGCCGTGGTGAAGACGTGGCAACGGGTCAAGCCGTTGTGCCAGGTGTTAAACGCCCACGGGCATAGGAGCAAGGCGTATGCAAGTTGCCAGTAACCGCAAAAGCAAAGTTGAACTGCTGCCGGAAGATATCCGCAATACGCTGAATGTCTTTATCCGCAGCGGCAACATGACGCAAAAAGACATTCTAGAAGCGGTCAATCAAATGATTGATGACGCAGGCTTGGGAGATGATGCCAAGCTAAGCCGCACAGGGTTTAACCGCTATGCCAAGCGCATGGAAGATATGGGCCAACGCTTGCGCCAGTCTCGTGAAGTCGCGGAAGTGTGGGTTTCTAAGCTTGGTGAAGCACCAACCAGTGATGTCGGTAAGCTGCTGCAAGAGTTCGTGCGCACTATGGCGTTTGATACCTCCATGAAAATGATGGAGCAATCTGATGGTGAAGATGTCGAAGTGATCTCACCCAAGGCGCTCGGCCAGTTAGCCTTGGTGGTGCAGCGCATCGAAACCGCCGCCATGACCAGTATGAAGCGCGAGAAAGAGATTCGCGCCGCGTTCGCTGCTGAAGCCGCAGAGGCCGCTGAGAAGATTGTTAAGCAAGCGGGCATTTCGGCGGATACCGCCACCGATATCAAAAACCAAATCTTGGGGATCGCGTAAATGAACTATGAATTCCGCGAACAAGATGTGCTGCTGCCTTACCAGAAGCGATGGATTGCTGATGAATCTCCGCTAAAGATTGCGGAGAAAAGCCGCCGGACGGGTATTACTTGGGCGGAAGCGGCCGATGCTGCGCTCACGGCTTCTAAGTCAAAGGCCGCAGGTGGCACTCACCATTTCTATGTGGGTTCCAACAAAGAGATGGCGCGCGAATTCATTGATGCGGTAGCGATGTGGGCCAAGGCGTTTAACTATGCGGCGCAAGATGTTCAGGAAGAAGTCTTTCTCGATGACGATGGCAACAAAGAAATCTTAACCTTTGTGGTCTATTTCGCTTCTGGCTTTAAGGTGCAAGCGTTATCCAGCAACCCTTCTAACCTGCGGGGTATGCAGGGCTGCGTAACCATTGACGAAGCCGCATTCCATGAACGGCTTGCAGAAGTGCTCAAGGCCGCGTTGGCTTTAACCATGTGGGGCGCAAAGGTGCGCCTTATCTCTACCCATAACGGGGTGGACAACCTATTTAACCAGCTCATTCAAGACAGCCGCGCAGGCAAGAAGCGTTACTCGATCCATACCATCACGTTGGATGATGCCTGCCGCGATGGTCTGTATAAGCGTATCTGTCAGGTCAAAGGCAAAACATGGACGCAAGAAGCCGAAGACCAATGGAAGCGTGACCTACTGCGTGACACCGCCACCGAAGAAGATGCGCTGGAAGAATACTACTGTGTGCCGAAGAACGGCGGCGGCGCATACATTAGCCGTGGTCTTCGTGAGCGTGCGGCCTCTTTGGCTGATGCGCCCGTAATCAGCTTTACTGGCAGCGCAGCATTCAACAATGCAGGCGAAGCCGAGCGCATGCGTACTATGCAAGAGTGGCTAGTGGAGAACGTTGGCCCACAACTGCAAGCCTTGCCTAAAGGGTTGCGCCATGCACTCGGTGAAGACTTTGCCCGTAACGGTGACTTAACGTCGTTTGCTCCGATTACCGTCGAGACAGATACCAAGCGAACGGTTCCGTTCCTAGTCGAGCTTAAGAACGTGCCATTCAAGCAGCAAGAGCAAGCGCTGTACTACATCTGCGATCGCCTGCCTCGCCGCGACGGCATCAAGCTCGATGCGCGTGGTAACGGCCAATACCTTGCCGAGCAGGCCCGATACCGTTATGGCGCGGAAGTTGAAGAGGTCATACTCTCTGTCGCCTACTACCGTGAGAACATGCCGAAGTTCAAAGCCGCTTTCGAAGATGACGAAATAAAGCTGCCTAAGCATGAGGATGTGATCACCGACCTTGGGCAAATCAAAATCTATCGTGGTGTGCCTGGCATCGATGACAGCCGAACCAAAGGCAGCGATGGTAACAAGCGCCACGGTGATAGCGCGGTGGCTATCTTCCTTGCTTATCTCGCTTCTAAAGCCGACATCACCCGTTACGAACTGCACACCATCAAAGCGAATGCCGATGAAACACAGCGCCGCTTCTTTGGTACAGCAGAAGAAAACAACCGATTTGACGACATGCCGCACGCCAGTGATCTGCGCGGCAAAGGAATTCGACTATGAGTATTCAATTTCTCGACGCTCGCGGCCAGCCACTCAAAGCCGACAAAACCGTACTCGCCGAAGACATTGCCCGTGCTTACACCACGGGCGTGCGCAACCCACGCCCTGCCAGTGTGGCCTCAACCATTACGCCGCAGCGCCTTGCAGGCTTGCTGCGTAGCGTAATTGATGGCACAGACCCAGAAGCGTACATGACGCTCGCGGAAGAAATGGAAGAGCGAGACCTGCACTACGCAGCGCAGTTGCGCACCCGTAAGCTCGCCGTGGCAGCGATTGAGCCAAGCGTGGAAGCCTACAGCGATGAAGCCAATGATGTGCTGATGGCAGAGCGCGTGCGCGAAATCATGACCGACGACATGATCCCTGAGCTGCTGTTTGATTTGCTCGATGGTTTAGGCAAGGGCCTTGCCGTAGTGCAAGTGCTGTGGGATACCAAGAAAACCCCGTGGAAGCCGAGCGATTATAAGTGGGTTGACCCTCGTTACCTGCGCCAAGACCAAGAAACCCTAGAGCAGATCTTGCTGATTAGTGATGATGCCCCAACGGGCGCGCCGCTAGAGCCTTATAAGTTCATCGTGCATACGCCGCGATCTAAGTCTGGCAGCGTGTGGCGCAATGGCCTAGCGCGCTTAGTGGCAGTGATGTACATGCTCAAATCGTTCACCGTGCGCGATTGGTGGGCGTTTGCCGAAGTGTTCGGCATTCCGGTTCGGGTCGGTAAGTATGGCGCGAACGCTAGTGAGGGCGATATCAGCACGCTGATTAATGCCATTGGCCGCATCGCCAGTGATGCGGGTGCGGTGATCCCAGAGTCAATGAAGATTGACTTGCTAGAAACGGCCAAAGGCAATGGCGGCGACACGCTATTTGAAAACATGGCGCGTTGGTGTGATGAACAGATTTCAAAAGCCGTACTCGGCCAAACCATGACCGCCGACAATGGCAGCTCTCAATCGCAAGCAAACGTTCACAACGAAGTGCGGATTGATATTGCCAAGTGGGATGCGCGCCAACTCGAATCTTGCATCAATGAATTCTTGGTTAAGCCTTACATCATCCTCAACTGGGGTGTGCAAGAGCATTACCCGAAAGTGCGCATCAAAATCCCAGAGCCGGAAGATCTCAAAGTTCTGGTCGATAGCTTAACGCCACTGATCGACCGTGGCCTACGCGTGAGCGCTTCATCCGTGCGTGATAAGTTCGGCCTGAGTGAGCCAGAGAACGAAGAAGAAGTGCTGGTGCCTATGGCGCAAGCTTCCATGCAATCTCTAGAGGTTGGCCTAAACCATTCGCAAGGTATTGCGATCAACCGCATCAGCCAAAGCGTAGACGCGGAGGTTGATGCGATGACCGATGAAGCCGTTAGCGAATGGGTGGAAACTGGCGAAGAGTTTATGAACCCGATCTTAAAGCTCGCCAAAGACTCGGCCAGTTATGATGCGTTCTTGGCTGGCCTGCCTGCCTTGCAAGCGGAACTCAGCGAGGGTGAGTTTGTTGAACAGATGGCGAAGCTGATGTTTCAGGCTCGCGGTTTAGGAGATGCGCGCGATGCCTAAAAACATTGTGCCCAAAGAGTCGCTGGAATGGTTCAAGCGCAAAGGAATTAAGCCAAGCTTTGACTACCGTGACGTGTGGAAAGAGGAACACGCAAACGCTTTCACCGTAGCCAAAATGCTCAATGCCGATTTGCTGGTTGAGGTGAAGCAGTTGGTTGAGCAGGCCATTGCCGAAGGTCAAACCTTTGAGCAGTTTCGTGATCTGCTCAAGCCGCTACTGGTGAAGTCTGGGTGGTGGGGCGTACAAGTGATGGATGACCCACTCACCCAAGAATCAAAGCTTGTTCAATTGGGCAGTGAAGGCCGTTTAAAAACCATTTACCGCACCAACATGCGCACCGCTCGCGCCGCAGGCCAGTGGGAACGCATCGAAAAAACCAAGCGCGCCATGCCCTATTTGCTCTATCAGTTGGGGCCATCGCGTGAGCATCGGCTTGATCATGTGCGTTTGAATGGTGTTCTGCTGCCAGTGGGTGATCCGTTTTGGGCGCAGTTTATGCCGCCCAACGGCTGGGGCTGTAAGTGCTGGGTTCGGCAAGTATCAAAGCGGGAAGCTGAAAACCTGATCGCTGAAGGCAAGGTGAAAACCTCCGCGCCTGATACGCAAAACAAGCGATGGGTAAACAAACGCACCGGAGAAGTGGAAGTATTGCCCGAAGGCATTGAGCCTGGTTGGAACTACAACCCAGGTAAGAAACGAGAGCAAGCGCTGAGTGATGATTTGCAAGCCAAAGAGACGCGCTTGAATGAAACCTTAAAACAGTAAGAGGAACGATCATGGCTACCACAGCAGTGAAAATAGTCTCCAGTGAATACCGCCAAATCAACGTAGGGTTGAAAGGCGTATTTGTGAATCGCGGAGCAGTTAACGGGCAAATGCTGGTTGCAGAAACGCAGCCAGCAGTAACCACCGAAGGCGACCCAATGCTAGCGCAAAAGCGTTATGTGTATGAGCTAACAGGCAGTGATCTGGTTTGGGCTAAAACCAACAGTGGTGAAACCACGGTAGGAGTAACGCCTGCATGATCTATGAAGCCCCCTTAACTTCAGGTTCAGACGCGCATCGACATAAGAGCGAAGTGTTGTTTGACTTTTCCGCATCACCTTTGGTGTTCACGCAGGGGGTGACATACAACTTGATTGACCGCATCAAAGCCGCAGCGCCGATATTCGGCAGCTTGCTGCCGTTCTTTGATACAGCAGCCAATCTGCTGCGCAGTTTTAACGATGACGCCAGCTTGCACTTTAAAGCAAACTTTATCGGTAGCTTTCCAGGCTCTGCGGCAACCCGTTCATTGGAGCTGGATTTTTTAGGCACTGAAGGCAACCGACTGGTGCAGAACCGGAGCTTAGAAGTGGATGAGGATGTGATGACGTTCTCGACTTTCTTCAGTGTCGATAAAAACGGAAACATTGCGACCAATGGCACGGCCATACAAATTCGCGCTAATGGCCGCGACTTTACTTGCACTAAGCTGTTGTTGATCGCAGAGCAAGAAACCTACTCAACGGAGATACTAGGGGGTGGTGCGTGATTTATGAAGAAAGTGGATGCGAGCCAGTCACCTATGTTGAATCAAGTGCATTGCGTTGTGAGCGTCTTTCTCTACCTGCTTCTGAGCTTTACTACCCAAGGTTTGATGGTTTAACGCAATACGCTTTGTTGAGTTCGCCTTTGGTTGTTCCAGCAGGTGTTGATTTTGAATTGGAAGTGGCGGTGAGTGGATTAAATCCATCGGCTTACCAATCCATTTTCTCTGGTTCAACGATTGATAACTTCTTTCGGTCTTTGTCCAATGGCGATGGCATCCAAGTTTATGCGGGTAGTTATGTTGTGACATGGTCAACATCAGGCTTTAATCCATCAGCGCGTCACGTTTATCTACTCAAGCGTGTTGGTGCCACAATATCAATATTGGTTGATGGCGAGGTTAAGGCTACTCGTTCAGGTTCGACTCAAGCTGTTGAAGTTGATCGCTTAATGCGTTCTTGGACTACCTCCTCTTACACTACTGGGTTGCTAGAGTCATTCAAGCTCTCTATCGCAGGCGTGCTATCCAATGCAATCATGTTTAATCAACGCAATCAGAATGTTCAGCAGGCTTCTGTGGGTGGCGTGAATGCAGCGATCATTAACCATACTGAAGCAATGTGGGAGTTAAGTTAATGCGTCAGCTCTATGTTTATTTGCCTATGTCATGCATTGGCTTGGTAATGGATGAGCAGTTTAAAGATGCCGTCGATATGGACAATGGCTATAAGCTTGGTGTGCTATCTAGCAAGCAATTGGAGGACCTTAAAAATTCGGCGGAGCTTTTTGGATACCGTGTCGTGGAAAAGAACCAAGAAGAAATCTTGGCGGATATGCAGAACCAGGTGAATGATATTTTTCTATGTGAATATGATCTCGCGGTAAGGATTCATGCCAACTTAGTTGGTGATTTTATGTAACGCTCTCTAACGCGACAGAAAGCCAAAAGGCATGCAAAGGTATCAATAAAAAAGTTTAAATCAATCTGGCGCGATTTAAACATGGTTTAAACTAGGTTCGGCGTTGTGTTTTTGGTTGGCTTTTGCGTTTCGCTTGCCAACCTGTTTTTTTGCGGTAATCTTAACCACGCTTTTCTCCCCTCCCAAAACGTATCCCAACCCTATCAATTTGAGCAACTGCCGTTATTTCGGCTCGGTTGTCGCATTGGCGCATTCTTACTCCACCAAAACAAGTTCATATCAACCGACCACCAAGGAGGTTGTTATGTAGTGCTTATGAACCGGAGTAATCAATGGCTAATTGTCTTACTGCCCTTTGTTTCAACATGGCAAATGTGGATGCCGCCACCGCAGGTGTTTGGCTTCCGCTTATTCCGGCCGGAACATTTCAAGGGATTGATGGACGCACTTGGAACAACTCCAACCCTAACGCCATTATCCAGCGCTTCACTAAAAAGCGCCCATTCGATGTAGAACATTCAACCCATATCAAAGCGCCAAACGGTGAGCCTGCACCCGCTTACGGCTGGATCACGTCACTGGAAAATCGCAACGGCGAGATTTGGGGGTTTGTGGAATTGAATGCCGAAGGCCGAGAAATGATTGAGGAGAGAAGTACGCCTTCTATTCCCCAGCGTTTGGTTACGATAAGGAAACAGGTGTTATCTACAGCATCGAAAGTTCAGGTTTTACCAACAATCCCAACCTAAATGTACCCGCCCTCAACCGACAAGAGGAAAACGAAATGAAGCTACCACAGCTTATTCTCGCTGCGCTTGGCTTGGCCGAAACCGCAACCGAGCAAGACGCGGTAATCGCAATCAACTCTCTGAAGTCAGAGAAAGACATTGCGCTTAACCGTGCATCAAACATTGATCTCAATGTGGCCGTGCCTAAAGAAACCTATCAGCTAGCACTTAACCGCGCTGAAACTGCTGAAGCGGCATTAAAGGCCATTCAGGAATCTGAAATTGATGCGCTGGTAGAAGATGCGATCAAGGCTGGCAAAGTTGCCCCTGCGAACAAAGAAATGTTCCTCAGCATGTGTCGTGCGGAAGGTGGCATTGAGCAGTTCAAGAAGTTTGTTGAAACCGCGCCAGCGATTGCAACCAACTCAAAAGTGACCACCACGCAAACTTCTGTACAAGCCGACGAACTTGACCCAGAAGAGATCGCGCTGTGTCGCAAAATGGGAGTGACTCAAGAAGAGTACCTCAAGTCTAAGCAATCTCTGGCTAAGGGAGCGTAATCATGGCTTTAAGTGAAGCTCAAGTAATCGAAGCGCTATTTGCTTCAATGAATGCATCCTTCGTGCGTGGCGTGGATGCAGCAAAACCGCAATGGAATATGGTAGCAACCGAAGTGCCATCGTCTGGTGCATCTAACCTCTATGGCTGGCTTAAAGATTTGCCAGAGATTAAAGAGTGGGTCGGTGATCGTCAGTTGGCGGATATTGGCAAACATGGCTATCAAATCCTCAACAAAACGTTTGAAAGCTCTATCTCAGTCAAGCGTGAAGACGTGGAAGACGACCAGATCGGCCAATACTCCATCATCGCTCAGCGCTTTGGTGATCAGGCGGCTATGTTCCCAGACAAGCTAGCATATCCGCTGCTAGTCGCTGGCTTTGCAACCCTGTGCTATGACGGTCAAAACTTCTTTGACACTGACCACCCATTGGACACCACGCCAGCAACTACCTTCTCGAACGTGGTCGGTGATCCGTCAACGGATACGGGGTCGCCTTGGTTCCTACTCGATACATCACAAGTCCTAAAGCCTGTGATCTATCAGAACCGCCGCCCATTCGTGTTTAAGAACATGAACCCGAATGAAGAATACACCTGGTTCAACAACAAGCTGGTTGCGGGTGTTGATGGCCGTTGCAACGTGGGGTTCTCTTTCCCTCAATTGGCGATTGGTTCTAAAGCGGCGCTGACCGAAGCCAACTATGAAGCAGCAATTCAGTTGATGGGTGCGATGAAACGCGCTGACGGTACGCCTCTGGGTGTTCGTCCTACCACACTGGTGGTTGGCTATCAGAACCGTGCGGCAGCGAAGAAGCTCATTGACCGCATGCTGATTGAAGGCGGCGACTCTAACCCGTACTACAAAGATGTAGAAATCGTAGTGAGTCCTTTCATCGCATAACGGCGATAACGAGCTGGCGGTGTTCATTCACCG